CGCAACCATATAAACTATTTCATCATCTGTAATTGTTGTCATTTTTTCCATCCTGGACATATTGATTTATAGGCACACCAGTCGCATAGGCGTGATTTGTTATGTGGGAAATTCCCAGTTTCACATGCATTTTGTATCGCATCATGTGATTCCTGAACATACTTTATTGTTTTTTCAAAGTCTTCTGCGACTAGGTGATGAGTAAAGTTAACGCCGTCTTTGAGATATAACAACTGTATCTCTGTGACATTCGCAACACCACTGTCGTTTAGTAATGTTGCATATATTTGAAGTTGAAGATATTTGTCAGCAAGCCATGATTTTTTGGGTGTTTTCCCTGTTTTGTAGTCAGAAACACAAACTCCTGTTTCCGTTGTTTCAAAACGGTCAATAAAACCTTTTACCATTGCCGTACCTATCGGTCCATTTACTTCAGATTCGATCCCTTTTACTTTGATAGTCGAAGGGTCCTCGACCTTAAATAGGTTCTCTAGACACCACCATGCCGACCAGCGAAATTGCCGAATGTTATTCGGGTGGACATATCCACGGATTCTTTCTTCCCAATTAGCATTAGACCACACTTGTGCAGCAAGCATTTTTGCTGAATCCAAATTTCTTTCCTCGGGAGGAAGGACATAGAACTCTTCTAATGTTTCATGGACGAAGTTCCCTAGAAGTGTCGCATCTGACGGCTTATCGGGGATGCCATCAATTTTGTTATATTTAAATTTTAGAGGACATTGATGGAACGTCCCCATTGATGAAGCAGATAGATACGGCGGAGGAGTATAAGGGGGTCCTTGCTGATTCCCGCTCATCCCTCAAACTCTGATCCAGGGAATGAAATACGAGTAGATTCCTCAATAAGAGCCATAATGTCCTGCATTGTTGCTGTCTCAGGAGAAGGCTTTGGGCGACCGCCAGAATACTTAGTCCAAAATTCGTTCAATTTTGTTTTCTGTTCAGCAGAAAAATCTTTGCTTGCTTCACGGAACTTATTCCACAAAGCCAAAATATTCGGATCAATTTTAGGTGCATGTGCTGCATGTTCGCGTTCAATCTCTTGATTCAATGCTTCGTCTGAACGAGAAAGATATAACGCCACACCAAATTGCTGAGCAGCCTTTTTTAAAGCATCAGAAACAGCACCCTTGAATTCATTGCCGAGGTCTACTATTTCGCCAGTCTTAGTGCGTTTAATTTTCTGTCCACCAAAACCATCTTTCTGAATCATCCCGCCCCAATCTGAACTAGAAACTTTAAGGCGAACATGCGCAACGATGCAGTCTGGGTCTAGAGCATCTCGTTCACATTTAATAATTTCAGAGGACCAGCCAAGAACACCGAATACACGATTTAGGCGAGCGATAACTTCACTTACAGGAATGTAAATGAGCGTTGTTGCGCCTTTCCGTAGTTCTCTTTCAACTTCTGCCGAAAATGGTTCACTTAATTCGGCATGCATTCTGTCTTGTTCTAAACGATTTCGTTCAGCGACGACCTGATCTCGCTTGTCTCTTTCTGCCCAAAATTCTTCATTTGTTTGTTCAGTATGCATATAAGTGACCTCTCCTAATGTTTCTGTTTCTATTGCGCCCGCAATATCTGATGATTGTTTATTTCTTGGTGACTGAGGCATCACACTTTCCCTTTCTTAATAACAATGCTTGTACGCCCTTCGGATGTTTCGCAATACTTGGATGGGTTAACCCCAATCTTCCCAAGTTCGCCAACTCTCCAATATGATGGTGCTGCGTAGTCAAGCATCTTAATCATCATTTCTTGTGGTGTCAAGGTAATTTCCCCAGTATCCATATCTACTGCCATTTGAGAGATTCTTGTGGCCACTTCATCGGCCAAGCCTTTGTGGTCCCATGCTTTGCGGTCGGCGCTTTGTTTGCGTTCAATCTCTGTTCCATCTGGGAGGAAAATCATTGACTGTGGCATTTTATCTGCGATAACAGTGACCATCTCATCGTAGATATAATTAATATCTCTTTTAAGATTATAGATATGCACTAAATTTGTGCATGATTCCTCGATGACAGCACCATCTTTGGTGAGTTCTGTGCTGATGTCAGCACAAATGTCAGATAATTCTCTGCGGAATGCTTCTAGGCGTTCTAGATGAGACATTGGCGTCCTTTCGTCGTAGTGATTTCAGACGATGATACCAACTCTTTTGCGTTGAGGCAAGCCTAATCCTGCTAAATATGTGAATGCACTAACGGCGGAGTCAACTTGGTCGTCGTGGTTGCATGCTTCAGGGAATGAAGACATTTCATCAAGCCAGTCTGTAAGCCAAGGTCCTCTGAGGCATCGAACGTTTCCGTTAGCGACAGCAGCAGCAAATGGTCTGGCTCGTGTTATTTTATCTCCAGTTGAACGTATGCCACCAAAATCAAATCCGTGTAAAACATTTCTCGCATACTGATCAACTAGGGCTTTGCCGGATGAACCTGGTTCTTGCTCCATTCTGATGGCGACAGTGTGTCCGTCTTCGTATGCTGTTTGAGCAATGAGTTGTTCTACTTTTTCGCCTTTGACTCTGGCTTTCTTAACATCCAACACATATGCTACGCCACCATCGAAAAGCATCAACGTACCTACGGTCCAGTCAGGGTCTGGGTTGGTATAACTTGGTTCTGTGGCTGCTAAGTCCCAAAATCTGACTGCTCTTGCAGATGTTGTGATTGAAGGAATATCAGAGTGATCTACAATAACGACTGCTTCTCTGCTGAACATCGAACCAAGCGTGGTCGCCCACCAGTCACCTTCTTCTAGTCTGCGACGTTCAAGCGGGTCTAGAGCCTGAAGTGCCTGACGATATGAGTCGGCATCAATTCCTGGGTTGTCGGAAAGTTTTGAAGGAACAAAAATTCTTCCTTCTGATATTCCTTCAACAATAAATCGTTGACGAACCCAGTTGGGGGCTGGGTTGCAAGCGGATCGCATTCTTAATGGAACTTGCGATAGGGGGCCAGAACCAGGGCGACGTAGACGAGAGAACATGTATCGATAATCTGATTCACGGATTTCTGTAACTTCGTCCATCCCAATAAATTGGAATTCTGCACCCTTATAGCGAAGGAAGTCCTGCGAGTTATTGAGGTATCCGAATGAAATTCTTGCTCCTGAAGGGAATACAGCGGTGTAGTTGTTGGCGTTCCATCTGACGTCATCAATTGTTGACATCCAATGAATGAAGCGGTCCATGATGGCTCCAGGAAGAGCAAGGTCGGCATAAGTACGACGGAAAATAATTGCCGAATAACCTGGTACATCGATATATTGCATCGCCGCCATGAGGAGCGCGGACGACTTGCCTCCGCCTGCTGCTCCGCCAAATAGGGCCTCCAATGAGTAGGTTCTTAGGAAAACTTTTTGTGTCAGCGATGGTGTTTCTGGGCAAAACGGTGGCATTTTTGGTTCCAGATATTCAAGAACTTTATTCCAATCGGGCATTGTCCACTCCAGTCAGTGTTTTATGTATTAGATTGTTCTTTGTGAAAACTCGTAAAAAGCGAAACAAGACAGAACCTTCTCGTATCAAGATTACATTAACTCGTTTGAGATTGTTTTTATTGCGCATCAGAACACGTACAGTAGCAGCAAATATAATGATGGTATTATTCATACTGTTGACAAGTGTCGGTACGTTTATGTATTCTCCTGCCCTCGGGCTGGTAGTTGCTGGAGTGTGTTGTGGAATTTTTGGCATCCTGTTAGGGCTTGAGTAAAACATGGCTTGGAATATTTCTAATAAATCATTAAATGGCCAGGGTGGGAAGTCACTCATTGGTCCTGGCGCTCCAGTTTCAGCAAACCCAAGTTTTGTTGGGCGTGCCTATCGTGACCCTTGGGATATTGAGCGTGCTTATCGTGAAGGAATGCAGAAAGTCACATGGGTGGCACGCTGTATCGACGCCATTGCGGGTAACCAGGCTCGCCTTCCTGTCATTCTTCGTAAAGAAAATTCTCCAATCGGTCGCATCGTTCGTGGAGATACCGCTGCTAAATCATCATTATTGACAATTTTGAACACAAAATCCAATATTGGTGAAAATGCATATATTTTCAGGTATCGCCTTTCTTCTCAAATTCTTCTTGGAACTCGCGGCGCTTTTATTGAGAAAGTTCGTGGTCGTGATGGCTCAATCATTGGCCTGAACCTCCTCCCCCCTCAATCAACAGCACCTATCCCTGACCCGATTAAGTTCGTTTCTGGATATGAAGTCTTGATGCCAACTGGGGAAAAAATCATCATGAATCCTGATGATGTTATTTGGGTTCGTCGTCCTCACCCGCTAGACCCATATTTGTCATTGACACCCATGGAATCTGCTGGCATTGCCATCGAAATTGAAAACTTAGCCAAACTATATAACCGCAACTACCTCCTTAATGATGGTCGTCCAGGTGGTTTATTGGTTTTGCGTGGTGAAATTGATGACGATGATAAAGATGAGTTAAGGAACCGTTTTAGAGGAAACTTGGGTCGTGTTGGCTCAACTTCTGTTATTTCGGCTGATGATGGCGTTGATTATGTTGATACTTCGTCAAATCCGCGTGATGCTGCCTATATTCAGATGCGTCAGATCACTAAAGAGGAAATTCTTGCTTCGTTTGGTGTTCCTGAGTCGGTTATTGGTAATGCGTCTGGTCGAACGTTCAGTAACGCCGCCGAGGAAGTGAGCGTTTTCTGGAATGAGACTATGTCTCCTCACTTGGAGATTTTGGCACGAGCACTTGATGACCTTGATGCCGAACATTATGTTGACTTTGATACTTCTGACGTTCCGTACTTGATTATCACTAAGCAGGAGCGCGAAAGATACCTGTTAGATGAGCAGAGTCGCGGTCTTATTAGCGTCAACGAATATCGTGAAGGAACCGGTCGTAAGAAAGTTGAATCAGAGTTGGCGGACAGTCTTCTCATGAACCCCAATTTGACTCCAATCGCAAATACAACAAAACCCACCCCTCCTCCTGGTCAGGGCGGCGTGCCTATGGGTGGCGGTGCTCCTGGCGTTCCTGGTATGCCCCCTGGAATGCCTCCTGGCGCCCCCGGAATGCCTCCTGGCGCTG